CCCGGCTGGCGTGAACTGGTACGGGCGAATGTCACCGAGATGGGGCTAGTTCATGCAATACAACAACCTCGTATTCACAAACTTTTATTTGGGCGAGACGGGGCGGCGGTATCGCTCGCTGCAACGGATCGTCCAGCCAATCGTTGAGCCTGTTTCGCTCGCGGAACTCAAGGCCCACGTTCGCGTCGAGACTGAAGACGAGGACGACTATCTGCTTGGCCTCATCATGGCGGCGAGGCAGTATTGCGAGACACGCATCGAGCGGTGCTTCGTCGATACGCGGCTTGAAATGAAGCTGGACACGTTTCCGATCGGCATTGAGTTACCGCTGCCAGCGCCTCCGTTCTCGCCCACGGCGGGACGTCAGGCGATTGAGGTGTCTTACCTCGACGTCACGCTGCAAGAGCTTGCCGTCACCGAGGCAGTGCCGGTCATCACAAGCCAGCCCGGCACTTTCCTCGCCCAGCGAGCCAGCGTGCCTGCCGTGCTGACGCCCAACGTCAACGGCTACTGGCCGGTCACTGGGCCGATTCGTGCAGCCGTGACGATTCGCTGGTGGGCCGGATACGGCGACTCAGGGCGAGCGGTGCCAAAACCCATTCGGCACGCCATCCTCATGCTGGCGGCTCACTGGTACGGCCAGCGTGAGGCCGTGGCGGTCAACATCGGCAACGCCCCGAGCGTGCCTTTTGGCGTCGATGAAATGCTCTCAATGTTCTCATGGGGGAGTTATGCCTGACGCAAATGCTCGCGTGTCTGTTGCACTCACGGCCCAGGTCCGCGACGACGGGGTATTCCCAAGCTGCCAGACGTACCCGGCGTCTTTTGAGCGGTATCTGGTCAACGGCACGACCGGACAGACGATCGCCAAAGCATACGCGACGACAGGCACGCTGACGGGCAGCAACGTCACGCTGCCAATTATCTCAACGCTGACCAAGATCAAGCTCTGGTACGTCGAAAATACGTCACCTGCTTTGTTCATCGATGCCTCAAACCTGACTGTGGCTGGTGCTCCTGTCAGCGGCACAGTACCGCGAGGACAAATGCTCCTAGCTACGAACGACGTGACCGGCTGGACGGCTTCAAACGTGACGCTCAGCGGCACGTCTGGAACGACGTACAAGATCATCGCACTGGGGAACTAGAGTGGGACTCAACGCCGGAACACTGCGCCGCCGCGTGACAATCGAAAAGATGAGCGAGCAGTCGCTCAACGCTTTCGGTGAAAGCGTTCAGACTTCTGACCAATGGATCTCGGTGAGAACGGTGTGGGCTGGGGTCATGGCTATCACGGCCCGCGAGGCTGTGCAAAGCGACCGCACGCAGACGAGCATCACCTACAAGGTACGGCTGCGGACGCAGACAGACCTCACGACCAAGCACCGGCTGCGATGGCAGGGCGGCGTCCTCAACATTCAAAGCATCCTGCTCAAAGGCAATCGCCTTGAGGAGCAAGAGGTGCTGTGTGCGGAACAGGTGGACTGATGGCGACTTTTGACGGCACGCTATCGAACTCAATGAAGCTGGAAGGGTGCGACGCTCTCGTCGCATCGCTGGAATCGTTGCCAAAAACCATTCAAACCAAGCACCTCAAAGCCGCCATCGACAAGGCGACGCCGCCGATGCGTGCGGCGTTGTTTGCCAATACGCCGACCGGCCCAACGGGCAACCTAAAAGCGGCTGTTGGCTCCGAGTCCGTCTACTACAAATCGGGCGTGGCCTTCGGAATTGTTGGGTATCGGCGAGCCGTCTCGGTTGCCGATCAGCTTGGCTACCACTCTCACTTGATTGAATTTGGAACGAACGACCGAGCGCCGACACGCGGGCCGTTCCTCTCTTCGTTCAAGATGGCGCAGGCAACCGGCTATCGACCCGCTGGCTGGTCTGGCGAAAAGACTTGGCCAATGGTGGCAAGGCACATCAGCGGCTCGCGACCGCAGCACCCTCTCGGCCGCGCGTACGCTGCTACTGCTGGACAGTGCCGAGACATACTCATCCGCGAGATGCAAATTGGCCTTGAGAAAGGTCTTGCAGAAGTGGCACGAAAGGGTCTGTGATGCAACAAGACGTTCCAGAGAAATACGTTCACTGGAAGATGACGTGCGACCCGCGCACGGCAAGCCTGTTCGGTTTTCGTGTTTACCCGATCATCGCACCGCAAGGCGCGACCAAGGCCGACAACGGCGGTGTGCTGACGTTCGCCGTGTTTCGACGGCTCTCCGCGAACCGTGACACGCGAACGCTTGCCATCGGAGCAGAGGAAGAAGCAGTTGCCTACACGATCCAGTTGGACTCCTACGCGGAAAGCTATGCGGCTGTCAGGGAAGCGGCAAACACGGTCACCAGCGTTCTACACGGAGCGACGGAGTCGCTGTGGGGGAGTAACGTGTTGAGTAGCCTGCTGAAGACGGAGCAGGACGACATTGTTGTGCCGGTGGACGGCAAGGCCATGCCGCTTTATTCGGTCGGCCAGCAATACGAAATCCGAGTCACATCGACGTTCTAGCAGGAGCCAAGCATGGCGGACACGATCACATCTTCGCAAGGCAGCGGCAACTTCACGTTCGGCGGTGCATCTTTCCAGATCACCTCGCTCGACGTGTCTGCATCAGCCGCGCAGGTTGACGTTTCGCATCTTGGTCTCGCAGTGAACGCGAAGCGGATTCTTAAAAAGGCACCGCTCGTTGATTCGCCCGAGGTGAAGATTGACTTTCTTGGCAACTCGCTACCGGCTGTTGGCACTAAGTCTACTTTCGTGCTGACCGGCAGCTTTGGCTCAACCAAAGCTGGAGACTGCACGAAAGCTATCTGCACGCAGGCCAGCGTGAAGGCGGCGGTCGGAGAAATCATCAAAGGTTCCGCCACGTTCAAGCTCTCCAAAAACTGAGGAATAGCACATGGCTATCAATTCAAGCCAGAACGCCACGCTGTCGTTTGGCAACTCAATCGGCCACATCACTGGCATCGACGTGAGCCGTTCGGCTGGCACTATCGACACCAGCGACCTGACTCTTGCCGATGGCGATCCGCGATCGTTTGAGCCTGCTCAGTTGCTGAACGCAGACGAGGTGAAGGTCGAAGCGATCTACTCGTCTGCCGAGAACTACCCGACGATCGGTTCTTCCGGCAACCTCTCCACCTCGGTCGGCGGAATCTCTGGCTCGGCAGTCTGCACCGCGTCGAGCGTCAAGTACGCTGTTGGCGAAGTCGTCAAGCTGTCCATGACGTTCACGCTCGGCGGCACCCCTGACTGATAGGGGCCGCTGATGGCTGTCACGTCCTCGCAGGGAACGACCGTGTCGTTTGGCGGTGCCACGCTTGGCAAGATTGTCGGCGTGAATGGGACGTTCTCTACAGGCGCGAAAGAGATTCGCCCACTGGCAAACAACGTCACGCCAGACACAGGCCAGTATCTCTCTGTCTACGAGAAGACGACGTGCGAGCAGACTGTTGAGCTTGAGGCTATTGCTGGTTCGTTCAACCTCGCAAGCGTCGGCACCACGGGTGCGTTGTCTGTCAGCGGTAGCGGATGGTCGTTCTCGTTTGGAGCGGCGTTCCTTGAGAACATCAAAGTGACCGCAAAAGTTGGCGACGTGCTTAGATTGAACTACTCGTTCAAGCGTAGCTACCAATAACACAAGGAGCATTTCATGCTGCTGACCAAAGAACAGATTCTCAATGCTGATGACCGAGCCTCCATCGAAACCAACGTGCCAGAGTGGGGCGGGAGCGTCTATGTCCGCGTGATGAGTGGAACTGAGCGTGAGTCGTTTGAGCGCGAGTGGACAAGCACTGAAGAGAAGCTGCTGCCTCAATACAAGGTCAAGCTGCTGCGTCGGTGTCTGTGCGATGACAAGGGCGAGCAGCTATTCAGCAACGACGACCTGACAGCTCTCGGTGAGAAGAACGCGCTGGTGCTTGACCGGCTGTTCACCGAGTGCATGAAGCTCAACGGCTTCGCCAAAGACTCTGTGGAGGAAGCAGCAAAAAACTAGATCGCCCTCCGCGTGAGGGCATGTTGAGCAAGCGGTTCTATCACCGACTCGCCCTTGCAATGGGGCGATCGGTGAAAGAACTGCTAGCGACGGTTGACAGTGCAGAGCTTGTTGATTGGGCGGCCTACTACATTCATGAGCCGTGGGGGCAGGATTGGATGCAGGCCGCAAGGATTGCGACGACGATTGCGTGGAGTGCCGGCGCGAAAGACGTAGACGAGCGATCGTTCCTGCCGGTGTATTACGACAGGCCGATGACCGAGGAGCAGATCAGGCGTGAGCTTGAAAAGCTCGGTGACTTGTTTCAGCCCAAGGACGGGTAGCGATGGCAGACGCAATCGGTTCAGTACGGGCAACCTTCACCGCCTCTACAGGCGGAATGATCGGTGCCGTTGACCAGATTGTCGGAAAGCTCGGCAGCTTTGCCGCTGCGCAAAAAAGAGTTGCTGCTGACACAACTCGCTTTGAGTCTGTGACGAAAGAGCTTGCGACGGACTTCATGCGGGGTGGCGACTCCGTTGACACTTTCGGGACAAAGCTCGGCAACACGATGAAGCGTTTCGCTGGTGTCAGCGAAGCCGAGCGGCTGCGGATAGTGATGGAGGCGTTGGAGACATCGTTCCAAGGCTCTGGTCGCGGAGCGTCGGAGCTTGCCGAAGCGCAGGCCAGAGCCACTGCTGCCGTGCGTGCTGGCACTAGCCCGATCGAACGGCTGTCTATCGACCTCGCCAAAAACCGTGCCGACTTCCTGGCTGGCAAGGTGTCGATGGAGCAATACAAGAACACCATCGCTACGCTGCCGAGTGAGATCAACGGTGTCGAGACAGAGCAGCAGCAGATGCAGCGAGTGTTCAAGGAAACGCAGGAAACGCTTCGCAAACTTCGCACGCCGCTGGACGACTACGAAACTGAGATGGGCAAGCTGCGAGAACAGCTCAAACGAGGAACGATTGACGAGGAGCAGTTCACCGCTGCGGCAAAGAAAGCCAAGGAAGTTCTCGACAAGTCGGAAGGCTCCACAAAATCTATTGGCGATGCGTTCGGCGGACTCCCCGGCCCGCTTGGCTCCGCCGCCCGAGCGTTCGACATGATGCAGAAGTCGATGGGCGGCACGCTCAATGCGTTCAAGACGGGAGGCATTAAGGGTGGCGTCAGCAACTTCGTCGGCCAGATTCAAAGTGGTATCGCCAATGCTGGCAGCACTGGAGGAGCCTCGCTTGTTGGCGTCGCCCCGCAGATCGCCTTGGTCGCCGGTGCTGCTTATGCAGCCGTGCAAGGGCTAAAACAGATGGCGGCGGCGATGGGGGAGGTTGGCTCTCGCGTTGAGCGGACGGGCCAGCTTGCCGAGCGAATGGGCGTATCGTTCCAAGAGTTTGAAGTGTTGTCAGTCGCAGCCAACATGGCTGGCGTCGAGACAGAGGCTCTCGCATCTGCGCAGACTAAGGGGCTGAAAGCAATCAGCGCGGCGAGAGCCGGTGCCAAGGAGCAGGCGTTGGCTTTCTCGGCTCTCGGCATCTCGCAGAAGCAGCTACAAGAGAGCAACCCAAGTTCGATCCTTGAGGACGCAGCCGCTAAGCTCAACGCGATTGACGACCCGGCGACCCGCGCTGCTCTTGCCATGAAGATTTTTGGCAAGGCTGGCAACGACGTGCTGCCAGCACTCAAGGGCATCGACGCCGTGCGTGCTGGCATTCAACGACTTGGCGGCGTGATGAACGAAGGCGACGTTGGACGATTCAAGGCACTTGACGATGCGTTTGACAACGCCACTCGGGCCACTACGCGACTCGGAGAGACGCTGCTAGCACCGTTCACAGGGTTGTTCCAGACCATTGCCGAAGGCGTTGCCGCGACGTTCGGCGGCATTGCGTCTGCCTTGGCTCCGCTCTCGCCGCTGCTCGACGGCATCCTCA